GAACCCTGTCTGAATTTCAGTGTAGCCTACATATACGCCTACTTCAGGGTAGAACACAGCGACTAACTTTGGTAGCACAATTATACTGAACACAGCAGAGAGTGCAATAAGTCTTCGTGTCCAAGCGAAGTGTTTATCGTTCTTACCTGCTTCACGTGCTAGTACCGCTTGCTTAGCGTTGAAGTTAGCACGTTCCATAAGCATCTTCTGCTCAGCTTGACGGGCTTTTATACTCTGGCCCCAAATGCTCATGACCCCACCTAATACAGTGGAGCCTAGCATTGTTACGAGTTCTAAAGGTAAGCCTAGCATTACATATCCTTCTTGAGAATAGCTGCTTCTCTCTTTCTACGAGATGGGTACTTATCTCCGTAGTTCATTAGGTTATCGTATGCTTCTTGCCACAAACCTTCTGTTGTTTGTCTCCAGAAATTGTGCTTAAACATAGCTTGACCGTACTGGTAGTACACAGAAGCTATCGCTGTTGCTTTACCTTTTGGAAGGTCTTCCCACTTTACGTCAGAATCTTTATTCCACTTATTTTTTAGTGTTCTAAATTCTATTCTTTTTACATAAGTGTCTAGTTTTTTAACCTCTTCAGCAGTTAAGGTTAGGGGTGTTTTCTCTAGAGCTGAAACGGCTGCAGCTTTCTTCTTACCAAAATAAGGTTCTAGCTTAGCAACTAAATCAGGATCATCTAAATACCTAAAGTAATTTTTGTCTTTAGAGCCAAGATCAACACCTGTACCTATTGTAACACCAGAACTGTCTAAAGCTTTTCCTTCTTTGTCTTTAGGCACATAAGCTGTCTTTTTAGCAGCCCCTTCTTGTTGCCCTAAAAAGCCGCTATCAATATTGTCTGGCATATCATCTAAAGTAACCTGCCTATGACGCGCTCGTGGTGCTGCTTCTGCTTGCTCAGACTCTGTAGGACGCGACATCAAGCCCTGCTGATCTGCAGCTTCTGCTTTAGGTGATACGTCTTCTTCAATAGCAGGAAGTTCTTCTTTTGTGATCTTCTCTTCAGTAATGTCTGACATAAGCTCTTGTAGAGGAGCTTCGTTAGACAGTCTACCTTCATCTGTGTCAGTCACATCTACAAGTGTAAGACCTTGTGGCTGCTCAGGCTCTTCTTCTTGCTGTGGTACGATACCCATAGCTTGCTCGATGCTAGACTGAATAGCATCTTGCATATCTGCTTCACGTGTATAGCGACGTACTTCGTCCCAGTTTATACCAGTCTTACGTTGCTTTACGAAAGTCTCTCTAAACTTTTCTTTATCTGGGAAAGCGTCGTAAATACTCTTAGAGAACCTCTTATAGAAGTCCGTCATATCGTCAGGTTCTTCTGCCTGTGTGTTAGGACGCATGATAGAGCTAACAGGCTCTTCGCTACCTTGTTCTTCAATGTATTTATTAATATCAAAAAGAGCCATAATATTTTCCTTAGCTAAGGATTGCTGCGGCAAAAGTACCAACATTATTCCAGAAAGAAGTAGATTTATCTGCTGCCGCTTTAGTGTTTGCTGCAGAGATGGAAGCATCCGAAGCGTACTTACTTGCGTCTGCAGAGATTTTAGAAGTTGCGATACTTGTAGCACGATCTGCGTCATTGTTTGCTGTCTGCCATGCATAGCTAATACGATCACGATATTGCTGGATAATAGAGTTATAAGCTAGTGCAGTCATCTGATTCTCAGTCTGTGCTAACTGGCGGTTAGCTTCATTCTGAGCTGCGTTCTCAGTTGTTGTGATCTTCTGCGCCCATGCAGCGTTAGCTTGTGCGATTACAAGAGCGTTAGTAGCATTAAACTGTTCACGCAAGTTTACCTGCGCAGTGTTAAACTGTGCCAGTGCGTTTGTCTCACCTGCATTAAAGCGTTCCATTTGGTTAGCTTGGTCTGCATTAAATGTATTAATACGAGTATTCAAATCTGCAAAGAACTGGTTAGTTTGATTCTCACTTGATGCGTTAAACTGCGCTGCTGCGTTTTCTGCTGCTGTGTCACTTAGCAAAGCATTAGCTAGTTGCTGCGACTTAAACATAGCAGTTTGTTGCTCGTTTGACAAGTTCTGCATATCCATCTGCAAGAAAGCATTAGCATTTTGTACTGCTGCTTGCTGACGGTTATTTAGGTTAGCCAAGTCCACTTGTGACATAGCGGCAGCGTCAGCTAGTACTTTAGCGTTAGCAGCACTCAAGTTAGCTAAATCTACAGACTGAGCTAGTCTAGCGTTCTCTAGTGCAATAGTCTGTTCAGCAGTAAAGTTTTGGTTAGCAATGTCACTGATCTTAGCTGCGTTAGCTACACGTGTTTGGAACTCTTGGTTAAACTCTAGACCAAGAAACTCAGCACGTTTCTCTGCAGCAAACATAGCCGCTTGTTGACGGTTACTCAAATTCTGCTGCTCAAACCTTGCAAAGGTAGCTGCATCAGTTTGCGCAATAGGTAGTGCCGATTCCATTGCCGCTTGGATAGCCGCCTGTCCTGCCATAGATGAAGCAGATAGACCACGTGCAGCCATCATAGACGCAGCCTGACGCATAGCACCAGCAGCCCACGCAGGTGTTGCACCACCCTCGAAGTCTTCCATCAAGCCTGTAAGCTGTCCTTGTACAGTAGCATCACTAGAAGGTGCGCCTGTAGCAGCTTCAAAGTTAGTCTCCTTCTTGACACGCTGCATGTCAACAGTGGAGCCTTCAATCATTTCACCCTTTTCTAGCTTACGAGCATCGGGTGCTTTTACCTTCTGAGCTTCTGCAATCTGTGCAGCACTTAGACCTAACTGAGCAAGCTTATTAGGGTCCATTGACTCTGCTTCTGCAAGAGCATCTGCGCTGGGCTTACCTGTAGCAGCCTCTAGACGCTTCATAATGTCTTCTACACCAGCAGAGGCAGGAAGAGGATCGTACTTAATTACAGCAGGAGCATCTACTTCACCTACTTTATCTGTAACACCTGCTTTAGTTACTTCTGCTTTGGTGACATCACCAGCATCACCTGTACCTGCGCCAATCTCACCTGCAGCTTTTTCTTCTGGAGTAATAGTATCTACATCCGCTTTCGAGGCAAGCTTGCTTGGGTCTTCTAGCATGGTGCTAGTAAGACTACCTACAGCTTCACCCGCTTTATCTTTTTCTACAGGATCAGTTGTTGCTTCTTTGTCTTCTTCTTCGGTATCGCCACCTTCTGCATAACCTTTAATGTAACCACCGTCAGCCATGCTAATAGTGTGACTATGGGGTGGTACTTGGCCTGATGACCCTCCTTGTGGAGGCTGTATAGGTACTTGCGGAGTAGGAGCTTGTCCTACAGGGTTGTTATAACCAATAGTGTTTACAGGTTCTACAGGTGTCATCGGGGAAGGAGCTTGTCCTACAGGGTTGTTATAACCAATAGTATTTACAGGTTGTTGTGGGGCATATGTACCAGCTTCTTGCTCGAATTGCTTATATAGGTCAGAGCCTTTAAGTGCAGTCTGTAGCTCTGTTACTCTATTCTGATCTATAGCATTAGGTGCTGTATTCTGTTGGTACTCCTGCATAGCCATGTATTCAGGAGACTGCATTAAAGCATCTCTCGCAAGTTCTATAGAGCTTTTAGCAGGTGCAGTTTGTGCTTTCTGCGCAGGAGCTTGTCTTGCACGGAAAGCTGCATTGGCTTGGTTTATTAAGGCTTGTTGGTTAGCACCCATAAAACCTTGACGTTGTGCATTGAGCCTATCTTCTAAGCTAATAGCAACACCGCCCTCTGCCATACCAATACGCTTCTGTGCTGTCTCAAACATCTTACCGACACGAGCAGCAGCAGCAGGGTTAGCAGCTAAGAACTTCTTTTGTTCATCCGCTTGCATACCTTGCATCTCAGGTACAATCTTGCCCATCTGTTCTGGGGTAAACCCTGCAAATCGTTTAGCCATAATTATTTATTCCCTAATTGCATCCACACAGATGCAGCTATAAATGATAGCAATGCTACTGTTGATATTCTTACTACTGTTTGCCAAATGCTTTTCTTAGTATCACGGTACGCTTCTAGAAGGTTACGCATCTCATGTAAGTCTTTGTGCGCATCATCATCAGATAAACCAATAGACTTAAGTGCCTCTTTAGCGCCTCGCCTAGCTGCTCGGTCAAGCATATCTTCTAGTTCTTCAGGTGTCAAGTTTATACTCATGAAACTGATCCATCTGATGCTACAGTGAAAGAACCACTAGCTGTTACAACATGGTTAGAACCCGCAGGGCCACGTATAATTACTACACCTGCAGTGCCTGATCCTGCAGAAGTTGAACCACCTCGTCCATACACAGTCCCGCTGGCACCCGTTGTATTACTACTGCTTCCGTCTACGTAGAAAACATTACTGTTTGTTGCGCCACCACCGATAGCAACTGTGTATTGTGTTGTGCCTATTGTTAAGGCAATACCTGGCCCAGCGCCACCGCCGTTGTTTCTAGTACCGGGACCACCTGCACCACCACCACCAGCATTATCGGCGTAAGCAGTAGCAGTACCTGCACTACCACCATTATTACCATAACCTGTTAGACCGCCTTGCGTAGTTTGCGTTGCTGTACCGCCTGATCTAGATGCGTTCGTAGCTAAACCACCACCACCACCAGAACCACCGTTAGCTGCAGCTCCACCACCAGCACCGCCTGCATCAGTCGCACTAGCACCGCCACCGCCACCGAAAGCCGTATAAGTAGTACCATAAGCAGTTACAGTAGTATCACCACCTTGGCTACCTGCTGTTGTTGTTCCGCCTCCAGAACCACCACCGCCTACTGTGACAGAATATGTACCCGGTTCTAGATCAATAGTGCCAAAAAGAACACCACCTCCGCCTCCAGAACCACCGGGACGACCGCTTGTATAACCTGCACCACCACCGCCAGCTACTAGTAAGATATCTAATGTGAAAGACTTTGAAGTTCCGTAGAAATCTTGTAAGTCAATAGGGTCTGCTGAAGTTGCTGGTATGCCTGTATTATTGTCAGTTACGTAAGAACCGTTTCTGTAATAATCAGAGAAACTAACTGGACCTGTGGCACCAGAATTGTACTCATCTCTGATACGACGTAGTGACATACAAGGGCCGTTATTAGCTGTCTTATGAAGTTCGCCTTGTTCAGACTCAGGGTCATAATAACTTAATACTTCTATGAAGTGATCCCAGTTATCATCTGTTGGATCTATGTCTTGATCTGTTGGATCAACGTGTTTTAGAATTTCTAAGACATCTGCAAGATCGCCGTTGTCTCCGTCAAGGTCTATATCACAAAAGTTATACCCTGTAGACAGCACAGTAGTACTAGCAGACGTATAATAAATACCAGTATTACCACTGTTTACATTTAAAATGTCATCTTTGTACTTTTCACACAGGTCATCCCAACCGCGTATATTATCAGTAGGTAAAGCCATTAGATACTCGTGTCAAATGCTGTTACGTTTCCGCGTACTGTTAGGTTTCCAGAAGAGTCTAGCTTGAACATATTAACATTCTGGTATGATATAAGAACCTCATCTGATGAACCTATTTCAATCTTCCAGTCTCCCGTTGTACCTGCTACCAATCTGATATCGCGCTCTACGACGACATCTTGACCAGCCCAAACATCCTCTCCTGCAGTAATACGGTTACCTGCCTCAATATCAGCTACAGCATAGATGTCATTGTCTTGAGGCGTTTCTGTATCACCCACACGCAAACCTTCTAAGACATTAACACCTAAATTAGTTAATCTTATTTGCTCCTCTACGGTTCCTAAAATAGGATGTGCAGCCATAAGCTTTACAGGGTCACCAAGAGCTGTACCGTGTTCAATACGGAAAGTCTCTATCTCAGAATAACTGCCAAATTTAGTATACCCTGCGCCGTTGAATATACCAGTATAGTAATTAGTTCCCTGAGATTTAAGCTTTATAGTATTAGGGGCTTCTAGTGTCATTGCACCAGACGAATATACTTTAAAAGCACCTGTAGCTGAAATTTCAGGTGTTGTGTCTAAGTTAAAAGTTAAGCTAGTAGTTCCGTCTTTTTTGAAATAAACTTGCTCACCTGCAGCGTCTAAAATAATATCTCCGCCTGAATCTACGGTAAAGTCTCCTGTAGATGAAGCAGAGCTAGCTACACTAGCAGTACCCTCTAGGTTAGCTACGATAGTACCTGCAGTACCTGAGAATACTTCACTTGAATTAGTTGCATCTGGAATAAAGGTAAACTTACCTTCGCTATCATCGAAGCCAAAGAAGCCTACTTTAGCATCTGTACCGTCATGCCAGTTAAACTCAATACCACGATCTTTATCGTCATCCTCTTCTGGTGTTGTGTCACCACCTAGAGTGAAGATAGGATCATCAACAGTCACAGTAGTACTATTAACTGTAGTAGTTGTGCCACTTACAGTTAGGTTGCCATCAACAGTAACATTGTTAAATTGAACGTTTGAGTCCGTAGCGACTGCCTGACCAATGGCGATAGTAGCGTCAGAACCCTCACCCGCTGTGTGTGTAACAGTAACACCTGTGCCAGCAGTTACACCCGCCATATAGTTACCTGTAGTGTCAGTACCCAGCGCAACAGAATTTTCAGCTATAGTAGTAGCAATAGTAATGTTAGCACCACCGTTCACACCTGTGACAGTACCTGTGACATCTCCTGTGAGTGATATATCACGTGACGTTGCCCATGTAGTAGCCGTGTCTGCATTACCTGTGAATGTAGCGTCTGTGCCATCAGTACCACTATCAAGAACGCTAGTACCATTTGCTGCCTTTACGTCACCAATCAAGTCGCCTGTAATGTTTTTACCTACGCCTGATACAGTCAGGTTACCATCAATAGCTACATCACCGCCAATGTTAACATTCTCAGCGATACCTACACCACCGTCAATAATTACAGCACCTGTAGTTTTAGAAGTACTAGTAGCAGTGCTGTTAAAGTTGGTGTCACCTGTCACATCAAAGTTGCCTGATACAGTTGTATCACCTGCAAGCTCCGTAGCTGCGTCTGTCAGCACAATAGCAACTTCAGGCGTAGAACCAGATTTAATTACTGTCTGACCTGCAGCGTTTGATATAGCGCCAAATGTAGTGCCATCATCTTTTAACGTAATGTCACCACCGTTAGCATCAATAACAATGTTACCCTCTACATCTATGGTAAGATCACCAGTAGATACATCAAGCTCATTATCTGTCAACGTCATGTATCTGTTGGTGCCAGCCTTAACTGCTGTCTCACCTACAAGTGTGCCTTGAAAGTAACCATCCTTAAACTTAACACCCGCTGAAACACCGAGGTCTAGTGTGTTGGTTGTCTTAGGGTTGACATTTGTTGCTGATACAATGATGTCTTGGCTTGGCCCTACTTTTGTAATAGGCGCACCTTCACCTGCCGTACCATCATGTTTGTGTCCAGAGGATGCGTTAAAGGCAGATTCGACAGCGTTGTACTCTGCATCGAAGTCATCTGCATCAATAACGTTACCGTTAGCAATGTTGTTTGCTGTATCTTGACGTGTATAACCTGCCATATTACTGCCTATCGTTTTGTCTAAATTCTAATAACGCTGTGTCGAGCGTAAAGGTTGGGTTTGTTGAACTGTCTTCAATTCGTATTGCTACTGTTTTACCAGAGCCTATAACATTAGAGTCATATACTGTGTCTAATTCACCGCCATATGTAGCCGCACTAGATACATCGCCATCAATAGGTAATACATATATTTCTACTGTGTCTGTTTCTAGAACACCGCTAGATAAAACTACTGTAGTGTCATATGCTGTGGCTGTAACAGCAGGTGACACAGTAACAACAGTACCGTTAAAGTTACTTACTACTGCAGCCTTTACTGTTTCCGTTACTGAAGAAGTAGAAACAGTATGCCCTGTTTGTAGTACTCCGTTTTTATATACAACTACTCGTGTTGCATCTGTACCTACATCATATCTTACTTTTTCTATAAGGAAATCTGTTTGTCCTGCTGTAGGTGCAGTAAAGCCAGTCTCATCTTTCCATACTGCTAGTTTATAGAAAACAGAATTAGAGGAACCTAATACGAAAACGGTATTACCTGTACTAGCGATATTAAAGGTAGCAGGTTGTACTTTCTTTGTGTTGGTAGATGATGCGAAGTCATACTTCAAGTTAACATCTAAGTTCATACTGCCTGTAGGTTCAGCATACAAAGTCATCTTGTAGAACGTCTTACGTATCTGTGGATCAGAGATAGGCATGAAAGGGGATTCATAGATAGCTTCAATAATATCTGAATCAAATGAATTGCCTGTGTTTAAGATATAGATGTAGCCATCCTCATTAGCAAACGCTATAGTCTCTTGATCGTTAGCATATCTACTGTCTGCCACGTATGCTTTGATACCTTTAGTAGTGGCCCACGATAAACCTGAAGCACCCTGAGAGATAAACTTTGTAGCAAGTAAACCTTTAGCTGTGTCACTACGCTCAGATGAAACATAGGCAAAGATTCTATACTGTGCTTTCTCTCTGAGTATGACAGAAGAAAAGATTGACGCAGTGTTAAGAAAGGCTACAGCATCTTTTTGTATCTTATCTGATGCAACGTCTAGTGCAAAGTCACCAATACGATCAGTAGCACTTAGTAAGCGTAGACCATCAGGTGCTAGGTAAATAATATCACCACCGACTTCCTGAATAGTATCACCATTAACACAGCCGATACGATCTGTAATAGGGGCCATCTGAAAGTCAGCAGAAGTACTACCTGTTAAGCGTTTAATGCTATTAGTAGTGAAGATAATAAGCTGATCACGAAAGACAGCCAAACCTGTAACGTCAGTACCTACATTGATGCTACCTGCACCGTTAGCCACATCAAAGTCGTCTACTGTAAAAGGTGCAGTAAAGAATATGTTGTTACCTTTACTGTAGAACGCTGTGTTCTTAAATATAGCTACGTGTTCTACGCCACTTACGTCAGCACTGTCTGCAGCAGTAAGGAAAGTTATAGTATTGCCAGAAGTATTGTAGATAGCAGGAAAGTTAGTACCGTCTACAAAAACTACTTTATCGTCACCGTCTAAGTTAAATTCTACGTGACGTGCTTTACCGCCGTTAGTACCTGCACTTGTACCCATACTAGTCCACGTAGAGCCTGTGCCGTAGTAATACTCTGTCTGGTTGCTAGCATTCTTACGCGCTACAATGATACGTCCTGAAGAGATAACTTTAAGAGCCAGTATAGGCCCACTACCTGTAACCTCTGTATCACTAAACTTTTCGTAGCCTTTGATCTTAGAGTAACCACCTTCTTTGTTTGGCTCAAAGTTCTGTAGAATAGTAGCAGAACCCACGGCATTAGTACCGTGCTGCAAAGCTGATAGGTTAGAGATCAAACCACCTCTAAACTCTATAGGAAAGGTCTGCCACTGTGTAGCCATTAGTAATAAACTCTTGTGTCACGAAGATAATCAGTACGGTTAATGTGTAGACTGCGTAGCTGTTTAATGCCTTGCTCAAATTTGTTAAACGATAACTGTGCTGCTTGCATGTCACCACGGAATTGATAAACATAATACATAGCACCGTCTACAATAACATAACGATATTGTTCTGGTAAAGTAGGAATATCATCATGGTTCTCTAGGTCATAACCTGTACGGAAATACTCGTACACAAGCTCGTATGCTTTATCTGGGTTAGGGTATAGGATAAGCTCACGACTAGGTGTACGTGCTACGTGTGTAGGTGTAGAGAGATTGTCTGTACCTGTGTTATACTCAGAGTCAGCGTGTCTTTCTAGATACTCTTCGTAAGACATGATCTTTAGCTTTTGCGTACTTACCTTTAGAGCATCATCACGTTTAATACGAAAAGTGTTCATATTAATAGTTTTAGCGTCATAAGGAAAGCCGTAGCGAGATACGCCTGGTACAAGCACTTCTTCTTCCTCTACGTGATTCCAGGGCCATTCATATTCTTCTTGCTGAATGTGGCGTAGAGAAGCATTTACTGCATCCTTAGCAAAACTGTAGTAACCTGTAGTAGAGGCAAAGTTTGCTGTAGTTAATTCAACTTCGTTTAGTCTACGGTTAACATCATTAACTAAACCTAAATAATTATAAGCCATCTTTATTTTTCCTTAACACGCAAATAAATAGAACGCTCATAGTATCCGTTGGTAGCTGTGTTTATTCTGCAAACAATCTTGTAACGAATGTTATTTGTGCCTAGCGATAATTTAATAGTGGCTACTGTATTTGTAGAGTCTGTTAAACCAGTTACAAACTGCAAACCGTTTACTACAGCAGAATCAGATAAAGGGTTTCCTTTATTACCGTCTGCATCATAGATATACCAGTAAACAGAGGATATAGTGTCATCGCCTAAAAAGCGTGACCAATCAACGTTATAGTCTACGTTCTGTTCATCTGGATCTTTGTTGGGCCACTTATAAGACATGTCTAGTCCTTATGCTGCAATATACACAGTTCTGTTTTGTGTATCTTTTTCTATATAAACTGTTCTGTTTTCTTCTTTAATGTGTGCTGTATCGCTGCCACCATACGATACTACATAAATAATTCTATTTCTATCGTAGACATCTCTAAATGGAGTGAAGTCAAATCTTACAGCAATAGGGTCATCTAGCTTAACAGCTTGTGTTAGTACTGCTGATGGTGGTACTACTGTTGCCTGTGCGTCTACATCGTCAAACGCTGCGTTAGCTATCGTAGCTGTTACTGCGCTGGGTGTTGTGTTAGCTTTAGCATCTACATCCTCAAATGCGGATGCTGCTAGTGCTGCTGTTACAGAGCCGCCAATGTCTGTATTAGCTTTAGCGTCTACACCACCGAAGTCACTTGCTGTAATGCTAGACGCTGCCACTGGCATGAATGCTCTAGCTTGTGCATCCTCATCTGCAAAGTCTGTGATGTAGATAGAGAGGAACGCTGCAGTAGTACTTAAGAATCCGCTTGCTTGACCGTCACCCTCAACATCTGCAGCAGTAAGTGTAGCTGTAACAGAGCCGCCTATGCTCGTGTTTGCTTTAGCGTCTACATCACCAAACTGATCTGCTGTAAAGGTAGCGGTTACTGTAGGTGTAGTTATATTCGCTTTTGCTTGAATGTCAACAAGAGTTGCTATATTAAATGAGGCAATAGCATCCAGTACATTTACAGTAGCCTGTGCATCTACATCACCAAATGAGTTTGCTGTAAAGGTAGCAGTAGCAGCAGGTAGTATTGAACCTGCTTGACCGTTAGATATTACAGTACCTGCTGCAAGCTGTGCTGATGTCGTAGCTAAATAGCCAAGAGCAGCAAGCGAAGTTGCAGCAGAGGAAAAGGCAGTCTGTGAAAAACTAGTAAAGCCTAGCATTTATTTACTCTTCAGGTTTTACAGGCCAGTCGGACTCTTCTAGGTTAGGCCAGTTAGGGTGTGTAGTTATATCACGTAATGCTTGGCGATAGTCACGCATAGCATCAGACAAAGGCCTATCTGAAAGACTAGCTAAAAAGTCTGTATCTGAAAGTAGAAACTCTCTGTGTAGTCTTTGCGTATCCTCAGAAGATGGTCCCATAGCACACAAAGCGTTATGTTCTTCTATTTCTTCCGCTGTCATAGGTATTACTTGAGTTTCTTGGTCATACTTACCTGTTTTATTGTTCCAAGTTTCTACTAATATTGCTTTATGCATATCTATATCCTTAAACTAGAAGTTCACCAACAGGAACGGCAGTAGCTGCACCATAAG